CGAACGGGGTGTATATCCTGCACGTGAATGGAAAGTTATATACCCGTGCGGAGTGGAACGCCGCTTGGAATGATTCCGCTGTGGGCGTAGCCTTAAAGACGGATAACTGTAGGTTCGTGATCGCGCCAGAGGGCCTTGATGAGGATAATCTTCCTTGGAGTAAATACGGGGCATACGAGGAAGTTCCGGGAGTAACGACAACTACAGAAGAAACCATCGCCATTGATGATTACAAAGGCGAGGCGAACACTGCGGCTATCGTCTCTCATTATGGGGCTGGTACTGATTACGCAGTCGGTTGGTGTGCTAATTACACGTTCAAGAATGGGGCAAAGGGTTATTTGGGGGCCTGTGGTGAATGGTTGGAAGCGTTTAATAACAAAGCGGAGATAGATGCTTGTATGAATCTCATTACAGGAGGTATAGCCATAAAAGCTCCTTATTATTATTCTTCCACACAATATGACTTTTACTCTGCTTGGGGACTAACTTGGAGCAGGAAGGACGTGTACGCCAACTCTAAGAGTATTGGTTTTTACGTCCGTCCCTTCGCCCCGTTGGAATAAGACAGGGACAAACGATTATACCTCGCAACGCCGCCGCGGGGCATGTGAGGCGGCGAAAGTTTAATTTATAAAAAGGAGATAATGATATGCTATACATACAGCGAGACATCCGATTTTGGAACGTGGAAGAGCAGCTTCCTGGCTCCTACCTCGTGAGCGAGGACATAGAGCAGTACCATAACGGCGCCTACCTTTTGCTCAACGCCGAGCAAGAGCGGTACCATAACGACCATCCAGAGGCCACCCCGTTGGAGTGTTGGAACATGGCCCCCGAGCCGGATCCGGAACCCACGCCGGAAGAGTTGCTTTGGCGTGCCCGTGACGCTAAGCGGAAGGAAATCTACGACAAAGACATCCATCATTATTATATTGATGAACAGGACGCATATGTCTCGAACACCCTGCAAGTGAAGGATAAGTGTGGCCGGCAGGAAGAAGTCGAAGTAGGCGGTCATCTTTACGCCTCGAATATCTTAACGGTTGCTCTTGACGAAATAGCGGACTATTCGGAGCAATGCGGCAAGGTGACAGACAGCTTGCTATCCCGTATCGATGCCGCCCAAACAGCCGAGGAGGTCGAAGCTATCGTGGTGCAAGGCTATCCTGAAATGATCCATACAACAACGGCAGCCTTGCAAACTAAAGCAGATAAGGCAATCGCTAAATCCCCGGAAGCGCAGGCAGTGACCTTTGCCCGTGCGATGATGAACAGCGTGTCTCTCACAGCCAGCCAAGCGTTGGAGATGCAGGTCTTATTCCCCATTTGGGGTGAGAAAGATGCGGAGTTTGGCAAGGAAGTTGAAATAGGCTTCCGGCTTCGAGTAGTGGAAGGAGAAAGCGACACTTTGTTTGAAGTGATACAAAAGCACAAGCTGCAAGCCGATTGGAAACCGGGCATAGAAACTGCTTCACTGTATAAGATCGTTGAAGCTGAGCACGCAGGCACGCTTGATGATCCTATTCCATACGTGCAGGGTATGGCATTCGAGAAAGACAAATATTATGAACAATACGGTGTGATCTATCTCTGCATTCTGACGACCGTTACAGGTTATCCGAATGACCTGAAAGACTTGCCCACAATCGTACAGGAGGTAAAGCGATGAGACAGTATGTGTTATTAAAAGTTAACGGGTGGGGTAAATCACCTCATTATAAATATGTTACGGCCTCTGACTTTGATAAGGAAGGAGGCCGGATATGAGAAGAAGTATGATGGGAAAGAGGAAGAAGTTGTTTATCAAGCGGTTTTACCCGGCTGGTAATTACACGTGGATAGTCCCTCGTGGCTGTACCTCCGTTGACGTGTTCCTTGTAGGTGGCGGATCAGGGGCCGGGCAAATATCTTCCGGCAGCTCCTATGGCGGCGGCGGTGGCGGATATACGAAAACTTACAGGGGCGTGGGATACGTGAGACCTTCATCGGGCAGCTGGATGGGAACATATAATGATGGACGGGATGGGGATGCCATTACCGTCTTCCCCGGTCAAATCGTTGCGGTCACGGTTGGAGCCGGAGGAAACGGGGGCGACGGCGGGTACTCCCAATTTATGGATGATAGACATCGAGCTGAGGGAGGTAGATGCGTTAAGGTTAATCTCCATGGCGGGAATGGTGGGTCCGGCGGAAGTGGCGAGGACGAGTCCTCTTCCGTTTACGGAGG